GCTGTTTGTGATCCTGAAGCAACTGGAGATGCAAGAGCAAATGTAGGTGCTGTTAGAGCGCCTGAGTATCCGCTTGCTGTTCCGCGTGCCATAAGCATCATGCGCTCTTCCATCAACATTGTTGCGTAAAGAGTTGATGTTGATGACAACTGACGGAGATCTTGGTAACCAAGACCTGAGAAGTTAGCATCAAATGTAACGCTGTCAGATAGTGAGTATGAGTTGTAAGGCAGGATTAAATCTTGCGCAGCATAACTGATAATTGGTCCACGCTCGTAATTGATAGAACCAAAAGTTGCAGTTGAACTCTGCGTGATACCTGGCCATAGGTTGCCAACTCCACCAGTTCCTGTACCTGTGTAGCCGAGGATCTGCTTCTGACGATGGCTAGTGCCTACGCCTTTCTTGCGAGGGATACGGTTACGGAGAGGTGTTGGGCGTGGTGTGAGCAACTTAGCAGGTGCTTCAAGATCGAAGGCTGCAAAAGATGTTGAAAGTGGAGATGTAAGGGTGATGTCCTTCTGCATATCCTGCATAGCAAGGCGCTGTGCAGCAAGTGCGTTCTGAAGGCCCGCTGATACATCAGGAGATAAAGACTTGTTTGCTACAAGTGCTTCGATCTGCGCTGCTGGATCTGCAAGAGGTGCTTGTCCTGGAACTGTAGATGCGCTTGAGAGGGACTTTCCAAGTTCGGAAGTGTATTCCTCCATGCGCTCTGCGGCTTCGCGTGGACTTGCATCACCGAATAGGTCTGTGACCTTAGGTGCTGATAATGTCATTGCTTATCCTTTGATTAGTAGTTAGTTGTTTTCGCCATCGGCTGCTTTGGAGTAAAACTCCTCGGCCAAAATCTTGTAACCCTTGGCTAGAACTGGGTCTGTTGTTGCGTTTGCTTTCGCTTTGTAAATGGCAGCCTTTGTAATGTTGTCATTGATCTTGGTAGACAATGGTCGAACAGTACGGCTTGGACCGCCAGCCACGGCGAGAGACTTGGCAATTGCTAACTCAGACTCAAGAACTACCGACTTCTCTAAAGCGACCTCTTTTGCCGCTACTAGTGAAGTGATCTCTGCTCGAAGTGACTCAGTCGCGCTCTTTACCACCTGCTCTACGATGGCTTCAACATCTGCCGCATCAACTTCCGCTGGTGCTTCAGAATTCTCTGTTACTGCCTCTTCAACTGCGGCTTCTACAGGAGTCTCTTCGACTGCTGCTTCCTCTGTTGGGGCTTCTACCGCTTCGTCTGCTTCTGCTGACTTAGGCGTTTCACCTGGCGCATACATTTCTGCGGTGGTGACATGTGATGGCTTTGCGATGTTCGCAAAATCGTTAGTTGTTTTTAATCCGTGATCGCTGCCTGGTTGGTTGCATCCGCACTCAAGGCACTTCGCAATATCGGCAGACTTTTCTGCGCTCATGTATTTATCGCATAGGGCTTTGATTGTTTCATCATCTAGCCCCGCTTCTTTACAACGCTTCATGAAGTCAGGCTTTGACTCATCCTTTGCAGGTTTCATCTCTTTCTTGGCTGGCTTCTCCGACTCAACGGCGCGTTCAATAATTGTTTCTTGTTCCACGACTTCTCCCTCTGCTTCCTCTCCTTCATACCATGCATGGAGATGCATAACGGCTTCTAGAAGGTGACCGATTGATTGTATTTCATTGTGACCTTCACGCATTTCGCCCGCCTCGATTTGGATCAAGTTGGCAAGTGCTTCGCGTGCGGCTTCGTACTGAACTTTGTCAAACTTTAGCAGTTCACCTATGGCCTCAACAGGTAATTCAACGGTTGTATCTTTCATTGAGGCATCCTCCGACTTGGTTAGAGAGTATAAGTGTAGAGCAGATTGTAATGCTTTGCGGAGTTCCGCATCGGTTGATTTATTTGCAGCGTTATAGAATGAAGTGTGTGCTTTTCTAGCGTCTGCGGCATGTGCTGAGAACTGGCGAACAAGGGAAGAACTGAGTCCCGCCTTTTCAGCCAAGGCTGGCATTTCATTTATGCTATCTGAAGCCCGATCCATGTGTTCTTTTGCTCCTGCTAGATCGCCTTTTTTAACTTTTTGTACTGCATCATCTGCGTTTTTAGTGGCCGTATAAGCACGATCTTTCATTCTAGTATCGCCATGTTTTACGGCTAAAGAACTCGCCTTATTGACGCTGGATTGTAAGTCATCTGCGGCTTTTGCTGCCGCTTGCTCTTTGCTCGGTTTTTTACCGCTTGTAGATCCACCTTCGCCACCCCCGCCTCCGCCGCCTCCAGCAGCGCCCGCAGCGCCCGCAGCGCCCGCTCCCGCACCAGCGCGACCTCCGCCACGGCCGTGTGAGGATTGATCGTGGCCTGGGTGTTTAATAATGTCTTCGGTTAACTCTTCAACTTGGATCAGGCTCGACTCGCCATCTACGCTCTTGGCGAGAACCAACTGGCAGTTAGGGTTTGCTGGGCGATCAACAAGTGAAACTTCAACGATCTGTCCGTCAATGATGCGGCCGTTTGCAGCCTTCTGATCACGCACAACGCGTGGAGATTTGATACCGATGGAGAAGCCACGAAGGACTCCCGCATCTACTTTCTTAACGCTTACTGGATCAACAACATGGGCCATAATGTAGTGGCCATCTGCCTTCGACTCGTATTCCTTCGCAACTCCCGCAGCAATGCTTGAGTGTTGTTCGCGGATGTTTCCACCCGACTTAAACCAGGCTGGCATAGCGCGATCTAACCAAGCAGCGTCACAAATCTGCTGATCGATGTCAACTGAGTCATCCGTTGCCTTGCCGTAAACCATAAGGGTTCCATCGGGCTGCTTGTCGGACTTCTCAATACTGAAATACGAAGTGGTTAGATCGTTCACCGTTGATTTCTCCTTGCTTTCATTTTCTCTAAGAATACCTTTAGCCCAAGACCATCCTGCATCGCCGCCCCATAGTAACCAAGCGATGTAGCCAGCGCTATCTACGCCCCAGCCTTCACCTTTCTTGTCCACCTCGTGGCGTGCAAAATAGGAATTCATCCTTTTGATTGTGTCTAATGATAGCGCTGCGCCGTTGGATAAATCTCGAGCGCGAGCAACTCCCACTTCTGTTCCGCCACGGTTGTGTTTCTTGCGAAGTTCAAGACCGCGTTTTGCATTGGCACGCACTTGCTGCGGCGGTACAAATCCATCGGCCATGATTGTCCTTCTTTTAAGCGGAGTAGGTTATGACGATCGCGCCTGTTGCAGAAGCCGCAGCCGAGATACCGTAAATAACATCGTTTGCATAAACATAGAATGTTTGTGAACTTGCAGCGGGGATCGTGCGACCGATTGTTGCGCCCGATGTGCTGATAGTTGCATCGCCAATAAAGATTGATGCGCTATGACCGTTGTATAAAGTTACAGGTGTTAGAGGTCTTGCGTTTGGATCTACAGTAAATAAAATTGATGCCGTTGTGAGGGTGCTTGCGTTGATGTGTTTGGTTGCCATTTATTCCTCAATCCTTGTAAGGCTAGGTGTATTACTTTAGCAGTTTTAACGAGAAGGTATCGGAACTAAGCCTGTGCCTTCAGGAATATCTACGCCGAAGTCAGGTATTACAGGCAACAACGCGCAGCGGCAATTGGGATGTGCTGGCGGTTGCGTGTTCCCCGAGTTAAAGGTTCCACCAATCGGCACGACCTGGTTGGCGTTCTGCGCACAAATAGGACAAGGATCAGAAACCTCCCATTCCATTTCGGGGATCTGCATTTCACGGTAGCGGTTGATTGTTGCCGCCGACATTGCTCGGTTCTGTTCGGTGATTGCGATTGTCAAAGCCCGATGTGATGTTGCCACATTGCGCCTGATTAACTTGGCTGCTTGGTTTGCAGAAAGGCCCTGCTCCAAAGCATCGGCGATCGAGTTACCAATATCGTTTACGGTTGTATTTGTTAATTCTTTCAGGGTGATACCAAAGGACTCTAGGAAGCGTTGGAAGGCTCGGGTTGGGCGAAGCAAAAGGGCCGCTGCATCATCGCCTGGGTTCCAAAGCGACCAGTTAATGAGATCATCCTCGGCTGCTTTGTTTGCTTCTTTGGCCTGGGCAATAGTTTCATCTGCTGCGGCC